CTGGAAGGAGTGGGGCGTCCGCAACACCTCGGGCTCAGGCTCCGCGACCTCTAGCGGCATCCTGATGAACCGCTCGGTGGTGGACCTGGGCACCAAGACGGCTGCTCAAACCTGGCAGTTTACTGGCGTAATTACGCCCGCCACTTCAACGTGATGACACTCTATCGCCGCTGTCGTCGCTGCAAGGCCGACAAGTCGCCGAGCGTGAAGCGGCTCTGCGAGGCCTGTCGGCCTGTGGCGGAGACGCGCATCCGCCGCTACGTTGCCTGCCGCATCTGCGGGCGGGACAAGGTCCGCGATGCGCAGGACACGTGCGCGCGGTGTCGGCCGCGCGTGTATCGGAATCGCGCCGAGTGGCGGCGGCGGCGGCGGGACACGGTGCTCACCCACTACGGAGGGAAGTGCGCGTGCTGCGGGGAGACGGAGCGAGAGTTCCTGCACATCGACCACGTCGACGGCGGAGGCAAGGCGCACCGGAGAGCGCTCGGTGGTAACCGCATCGAGGCCTGGCTCCTGCGGCACGGGCTGCCAGAGGGGTTCCGGGTGCTCTGCGCCAACTGCAACCTGGCGCTCGGGCGTCTGGGCTTCTGTCCCCACAACCCAGCGGTCAAGACGGAGGCGAAGGTAATCCCGCTTCGCCGCGAGACGTAGGCAATGGCGATCCTGGACGACTTGGGGGCCGCTCTGGAGAGCGCGGGCGTGGGGACGCTCGGGACGTCGCTGTTTCTCGGCGAGATGCCCGAGACGGCGGTCATGCCCGTGCTCGCGCTCCTGGAGTACCCGGGGGAGATGGGCGAGCGCACGTTCGGTGGGCCCGTCACTGAGACCCCACGGGTGCAGATTCTGGGGCGGGGCGCGACATATCCCGAAGTGCGCGCGAAGGTACAGGACGCCTACAAGGCGCTCGACGGAGTCTATGCCAGTTCAGGCACGCCCGCGCTCTACATCCAGGCGCTCCAGCCGCCGTTTCGTATCGGCACGGATGCCCAGGACCGCGTGCTGGTGGCCTGCAACATTCGCGCGGTGCGGAAGCACCCGTAGAGGAGGGGATCATGCCGCTGACGCCATTCACCAACGTGACGATCCTGACGAGCCCGCAGATCATGCTCTCGACCGGGAGCAGTAGCATCGACGGCGCGAACACCATCGACCTGACGGGCTATGCGAATCGCATCCAGATCAGTCGGACCTTCGACCAGCACGACGTGACGGTCTTCGGCCAGACCGACCATGCCACGGCGCTCGGGCTGGGCAAGTGGCAGGCGCAGGTCGAGTTGCTCCAGGAATACACCTCGGGCGGCATCGACTCGCGGCTCTGGCCACTCGTCGGCTCCGCGACGGCCTGGTTCCTGATGGTGCGGCCGAGCTACGGGGCGCGCTCGTCGTCGAACCCGGAGTACACGGGGCCCGTGCGACTGGCCGACTACAACCCGATCAACGGGCAGATCGGCGACCCGTTGAAGAACGCTGTCACCCTCGTGGGCGCAGGCTCACTCTCGCGCGTGGCGAGCAGCAGCTAGGAGGCGATCATGCCGCTGACTCCGACGACGAATATCGAAATCCTCATCGACCCGCAGATCATGCTGTCGAGTGGCAGCAGCGACTTCTCGGCGGCGACAGCCATCGACCTGACGGGCTACTCCAACCGTATCCAGATCAGCCGCACGTTCGACCAGCACGATGTCACCGTGTTCGGCCAGACCGATCATGCGACGGCGCTGGGGCTCGGGAAGTGGCAGGCCCAGGTCGAGTTGCTTCAGGAGTACACGTCGGGGGGCATCGACTCGAAGCTCTGGCCGCTCGTGGGGGCGGCGACGCCCTGGTGGCTCTTCGTGCGGCCCGCCTATGCGTCGCGGATGCCCACGAACCCGGAGTACGTCGGGCCCGTGCGGCTGGCCGACTACAACCCCATCAACGGCCAGGTCGGCGATCCGCTCAAGAACGCCATCACCTTCGTGGGGGCGGGCTCGCTCTCGCGCGTGGCGACCTGCTCGTCGTAGACCCCAGACTGACCGCCCAAGGAGGCGCGTGATGCCGACCGCTCCAACGATGGTGCTGATTGATGAGATGCGCCCCCTGCTCTACCGGAGCATGGACATGATGCTCTTCGAGGACCAGGTGGGCACGGGCTGGTTGACGGCCATCACCCAGCGGAACGAGAAGCACCTGGTCTACCTGCTGTGGGCCGGGCTGCGCTACAAGGATCAGAGCATCACGCCGAGCAAGGTCTCCGAATATCTCGACCGCGCGCGGGACAAGGACCGTTCGTTGGCCGAGTTGTGGGAAGGCGTGGGTCAGGCGCTGCGCAACAGCGGGTTTCTGCCCAGGGAGGTGCAGAACGGCATCCCTACGATGACGGACGCGAATACGCCGCCCGCGCCCCCTGGCGGTGGCCCAGTACCCGGGCCTGGCTAGAATCCATCGAGCCCGAGGCGTATGCCTTGGGCGCGGTGCAGAGTAGCGAGCATCTGCTCGGGCTGCCTGCCGCCGATGTCGAGCGCATCGTGGCGGGAGCCCGGCGGCGGGAGGAGCGGATGCAGGACCATGTGATGCGGCTGTTCCTCGGCATCATCTCGCCCTACCTGAAGGAGCCCATCACCGCGCGCGACCTCCTCGGCCGCGAACTGGGCGTCTCCAACGTGCCGGGCTATCGCCCCCTGCCCCCCAAGAGGCCCAATGCCTGAAGGCGTGACGATTGCCACGCTGATTGCGCAACTGCGCCTCGACCTCTCGGGGTTCGAGGAGTCGGCGCGGAAGCTCGCCGCCAGCCTGAAGACTGTGGAAGATGGCTTCGCTGCCGTCTCGCGGCCGTCTGACTCGCTGAACGCGCAACTCGCCGACATGAGCAGCGTCCTGGGGAGCCTGGGGCTCAACACAGGCACCCTCGGGCGGGCCATGACTCTGTTGATGCATCCGCTCACGATGATCGGGGCCGGTCTCCTTGGAGTCGAGGAGGCTGCGCGCCGCAGCCTGCGGGCCATCATGGACAATTCCCGCGAGGTGGGGCGACTCATGGCGGTGTCGGGCCTCGGGGCGGAGGCAGCCGACAACCTCGGGGACACGTTCAAGATTCTCGGGCTGGGGACCGATGCGGTCACGGTGGCGATGTTCCGCATGGCGAATGAGTTGGAGACAGGGGCCGTCGGGCTCACCCGCCTCGGTATTTCGATCACGGATAGCGCGGGCCAGATGAAGGCCGAGGGGGAACTGTTCCTGGAGGTGCGCGACCGCATCGCCTCGCTGGGGTCAGCGGCGGAGCGCAGCGCGGCGCTCTATGACATCTTCGGGCGCTCGGGGCGCGCCTTGACCCCGATCTTCTCGTTGAATCGCGAAGAGTTCATCAAGTGGATGGAGCGGGCCGAGCGCGTGTCGCCATGGGCGGAGGAGGCCCAGCAGAAGGCCACGGAATTGACCCGCGCGGTGTCGGAGATGTCGGTGGCCTGGGAAGGGTTGCGCGAACCCCTCGGCCTCGCCCTGGCCTCTTACGCCACGATGGCGGCCAATTCGATCACCAACCTCATTGTCAAGGTCAATGACTTGGTGCACGCGCTGAGCACCCTGCCCACGATCAGCGTTCCGAAGTGGCCCGCATTGCCCGACATCGAAGTCCCGCCCCAGTTGAAGGAGGTGATGGGCTTCCTCCTCGGCAAGATCAAGGCCACGCCAGACATCTCGGTTCCCGACGTGCAGATTCCGCCGAATCTCCAGCGGATCATGGACTTCTTCATCCCCCGCCGCTTCGAGGGCAACCTGGAGTCCCTGAATCTGGGAGGCAAGCCGCCGTCGACGATGCAGGCGGAAGGCCCGACGGGGCTCTTGCCCGAGGCGGGGCGCGGGCGCGAGGGCGGCGGCCTGGTGACAGAGCCCCCGGGAGCGGCCACCCGCACCTCGGCGCTCCAGATGCAGGCCGACGTGCAGAAGGTCATGCAGGACCTCGCGGCGGCCCAGGCCAAGGCCGCCCAGCAGGCGGGGGAACGTGAGATTGCCGTGCGCCGCGAGCAGATGGCCGAGGTCGAGGCGTTGCAGGCGCGGCTGCGCGACATCGACACGCTCACGGCCAAGACCCGCGAGGCGTATGACACCCGGCTGGAGATTGCCCGGCGGGCCGCCGACGTCGAGGGAGTCAGCGTCCGGGCGGTGGAGATGGAGCGCCAGGAGCGCCTGGATGCGCTGGCCCAGCAGCGGTTGCAGGTGCAGGGGCAGATCGCGGGGGCGAACACCAAGCTCGACCAGGCCCTCGCGGAGCAGGCCCTCGCCTACATCCAGTTGAACCCGAACATCAGCGAGGCCGACAAGCGCACGATTGCGCTCAACGCGCAGTTCGAGAAGTTGGCGCGCCAGTCGACGCCCGAAGTCGCGGAGCAGATTCGCGCGATGGGCGCGCGCATCATCGACCTGACGACGGGCCTGGGCTCGCTCGAAGCCTCCACGAAGGCGGCCGGGGCCCTCTCCTTGCGCATCGACACGACCCGCCTGAAGGATGCGGAGGACAAGGTCGCCGCCTTCACCACGCGCTACAACAAGCTCGTGCAGGACCTGGGCCCCGAGAACGCGCTCACGATCCGGGCGAAGACCGAGTTGGATGCCGCGATCACCGCGCTGAACGACATCGCCTGGAAGGAGAAGGCGGTGGTCACGCAGACGGAGTTGATGGCGGCGGCCTTCACCGACGAGATGAAACTGATGGGCACGCTCACGGCGCAGTGGGAGGCCTTCGCCGAGGCCATGGCGGCGGCGAGCCGGGAGGCCATCATCGCGCGAGAGGCGATCACGACCCGGGCGGCGGCGCTCCAGGGGGCGGGTATGCAGGGCGTGCGGCCCGCGCGCGAGGAAGAGGCGGCGATTCAGGCGCAAATTGGGGCGGTCAGTCGCCAGCGCGCGGTCGCTGCGGAAGAACTGTACGGCCGCCTGAATCAGGGCACGCTCGAAGAGAGCAGCGAGTACGCTCGCAAGCTGCGCGAAGCCGTCACCGATGCGGACCTGGCCCTCATCAAGCTGACGAGCGATCTGCGGGATGTGAGCGCCCGGGTGCCGACCGAAGGGCTGGCCGAGGGGCTGGCCCGGGTTCGGTACGAAGCTGAACTGGTCGGGACGACCTTCGACACGACGGGCGCGGAGATTCACCTCTACACGCAGGCGCTGATGGAGGCGCAGGCGCGCGGGGATACCACGAGCGAGACCGTGCAGCGACTGCGGGAGCGCCTGGAGGAATTGAAGGGCCTGCGCGAGGTCAAAGGCATGGTGAGCGACATCTTCGGCGCGCTCAACCGCGCCATGTCGACGGCCATCACCGGCATCATCCAGGGCACCACGACGGCCAAGGAGGCGTGGCACAACCTCGGCCAGTCGATGATTCTCGCGGTCAACGAGATGATCGTGAAGCGCGCCTTCAAGGCCCTGGAGGCGGGCTTCGATGCGATGCTCGATGCGATGGACGCGCGGGCGATGGTCAGCATCGCGCTGCAGATGATTCTCCAGGCCTTCGGGGGCGGTAGCGGCGGTTCGCTGACGCAACTCGCAGGTCCCGGGTCGACAGGCACCGCCAATGCGAACATCCAGGCGGGCGGCGGCGCGGAGTGGGGCTATATGCAGCGCGGGGGCGTTGTCACCCGCCCGACGCGGGCGATTGTTGGTGAGGCAGGCCCGGAGGCCATCATCCCGCTCAAGACGGCCGAGCGTGAAGGCCTGCTCGATGGGCTCTGGGGCGGGCAGCAGGCGCCCGATGCGGCATGGGAACGCATTGCGCGGGCCTTCGAGGCCGTGGCGGCATCGACCCAGGGCGCAGGGGGCGGGGTAGACATCACCATCGTGGACCAGCGGAAGAGCGGGGAGCTTGAGCAGAAGGAGACCACGGCGGAAGATGGGCGCCGCAAGCTCGAAATCTTCGTCAAGGATGCGGTCAAGGGGGGCATCGGCACGGGCGAGTTCGACCGACTCCTGGGCGGGCTCTACGGCCTGACGCGGGTGGGCACGCCGCGATGACTCCGAAGCGCACCACGATCACGACGCCGCGTCGCTACGTGGAGCCTCGGCCCTTCATCCCGGTGCAGGGCCGCATCGAGTTGGTCAACACCTTCGTCAAGGAGATTCACCACGAGGCGGCGCCCGGCGAGACGCTGGCGGCCATCGTGGGCCGAGTGACCTCGACACCCAGCGCCGTGCGCGTGCACATCGTCTCCCCCTCCGGGCTTGTGCATGGGCCGATCCCGCCGAGCCAGTGGGAGCGCATTCGGCCACGGCTGGGGCGGCGGGTCGTCTTGCGGGTAGTGCCGCAGGGCAGCGGCAGCGGGAACAAGGATCGCGACACGGTGACGATCCTGCACCTCATCGGGGTCATCGCGCTCTCCTTCGTGCCCGGCGTGGGGCCCATCCTGGCCATCGTCGTCAACATCGCGGGGCAAATCCTCATCAACGAGATGTTCCCGCCCTCGACGCCAGGCAAGGCGAAGGCGCTGACGGGGCAGAAGGAACGGGAGCACCAGAGCGAGACGCTCTCCATCACGGGCTCGCAGAATCGGGCGTATCCCTACGGGCCGATGCCGGTGATCTACGGCCAGCACGGGGTCTTTCCGCCATGGCGTTGAGCCTTGCCTGCGTGGCCTACGAGGGCGACGACTACCTGCTCGTCCTGGACGGGGATCGGGTGGTCCCCCCGCAGGCCGTCGAGCGCCTGACGCTCCGTCGGGTTGGGCGCGTCGCCCCGACGCGGCGCTTCCGGTTCATGCTGGTCGATGAGTCGATGCCTGCGGCGCGCGGGGGCAACGTCCCCTTCAACGTGCGCGGGTTCACCTGGTCACCCCGCCTGCCCATCGAGGTGGATTGCGGCGGATTCTGGCACGCGGTGGGCGAGGTGGAGAGCCTGAATCAGCAGGCCCCCGGGGTGACGGTCGGCACCGAGGGCTGGCACGTCATCGGGACTGGACGCCTCTACGCCTCGGCGCTCGCGGACTTGGTCTGGGCCAGCATGGGGGTCGACCTCGTTGGGGTCTGCGTGCGCGCAGACGTGACTGAGGCCGACGGGTGCAACCTGCGGGGGCGCTTCACCGGGGTCCGCGTCGACTACCCTCGGCGGGTGTGCTTGCGTGGGGCGCGCATCCTGAGTCGCTGGGAGGACTGAGATGGCCGTCTGGCCGACCGCAGGGGGCTTCCCGCAGACCGTCGCCTATCGGGACTTCCAGGAGCAGACGCCTGCGGCGACGATTCGCACGCAGATGGAGGCGGGGCCCGACAAGATTCGCCGCCGCTTCACTGCGGCGCCACGCCCGTTCAAGGTCACGGTCCCGCTGACCACGGCGCAGGTCGCCACGCTCGATTCCTTCTACGTGACCACCTTGAGCTATGGTGCGCTGCCATTCGACTGGGTCCATCCGCGCACGAGTTCCTCGGCGGCGTTTCGCTTCAAGGGCCCGATCACCTATGCGCGGCTGGGCCCGGACGCCTGGCAGGCGAAGTTCGATATGGAGCAACTGCCGTAGTCCATGGCCCGCGCGCTCTCGTCCGCTGCGAAGTCCACGGTCTTTGCCCAGCAGACCAGCGAGGCCGCGCTCTGTCTGTTGACCATCACGGGCACGGGCATCGGAGTACCGCTGCGCTTCGTGAATAATCAACTGGATGTGGTGAGTCGCGGGAACACCTACCTCGCCACGGCCTTTATGATTAGCCTGCCCGATGAGCGCGACGATGCCCCGCCGCGCGTGATCCTGAACTTCGACAACGTGGACCGGCAGATCGTCGGGGCCATCCGCAGCCTGACCGTCGCGCCCACGGTCACGCTGGAGGTGGTGTTTTCCTCGGCCCTGGACACGGTGGAGGCAGGCCCCTTCGCCTTCACCCTGCGGAACGTGGACTACTCGGCCGATGTCATCGCGGGGGACCTGTTCTTCGAGGACTTTCTCAACGAGTCCTTCCCCGCCGATTCCTTTACACCGAACAACTGCCCGGGGCTCTTTTGATGCTGCCCCCCTGGGTCGCGCGCTACGTCGGCATCCCGTTCGTGGAACACGGGCGCACCCCGGCCGAGGGGTTAGACTGCTGGGGGCTGTGCCGCCTGGTGTGGAAGGAGCACTTCGGGATCGAGGTGCCCTCGTACACCGAGACCTACCGGACGACGCGCGAGGGAGAGGAGGTGGCCCGGGCGCTGCGGTCGGAGCTACCGGCGACGCCATGGCGGACGATTCCGAGGGCCGAGGCGCGTCTGGGGGACGGGCTCTTGTTTCGGCTCGCGGGCTATCCGATGCACGTCGGGCTCTTCTTGGAGGGCGACCAGTTCCTGCATGCCGATCCGCGCGCGGGGACGGTCATCGACCGGCTGAGCGCGCCCTGGTGGGAGCGGCGGCTCCTGGGGGTCTATCGCTACGATGGCTGACGACGTTGAGGTGGTGGCGGTCTCGCATCCGTTTCGCCTCACGCGCGAGGAGCGGCGGCTGGCCCCCGGCGCCACGCTGGCCGACATAGTCGCCCTCGCGCGCGTGCCCAAGGACATGAGCGCGCGCGTCTTCATCGAGCGCAACGGCGAGGTGTACGGGCCCATCCCGCGCAAGCAGTGGGCGCGGATACGGCCGCGAGAGGGGAGCCGCGTCACCATTCGGGCCGTTGCGGGCAAACAGGACGACAACAAGACCCTGCGCATCATCCTCATCGTCGTCATCATCCTGATCGTCCTCATCCTCATCTACTTCTTCCCGTATGGGGCGTACTACTGGATCACCATTGGCGCGGCGGCGATCATGGCCGTCAACATGCTGCTGCCCTATGGCACGCCCAAGGTCGGCAGCCTGGCTCGGATCGAACCGAGTTGGGAGAGGGAGACGCCGACCTATTCCGTGGCGGGCGCCCGCAACAAGGCGGAACTCTACAAGCCGATCCCGGTCGTGTACGGGCAGCATCGGATTTTCCCTCCCTTCGGGGCGGTGCCCTATACCGAGTTGGTCGGGAACGACCAGTACCTGCGTCAACTGTTCGTGATTGGCCACGGGCAACTCTCGCTGAGCGACCTGCGCATCGGGGACACCCCCATCGCCAACTTCCAGGGCGTCGAGACGGAGATTCGCGAGGGCACTGCGACCGATGAGCCGCTGACCCTCTACACCGACGACGTGAATGAAGAGCCGCTGTCCGTGGCCCTCACCTATGCAGGCGGCTCACAGACGCGCACGGGCGGCCAGGTCGCGGATGAGGTCTCCGTCGACATCGGATTCCTTCAGGGGCTGTGTGTGTTCGCGTCGAATGGCGGGACGGTGCCGCTCCAGGTCCAGATCACGGTGGAGTACCGGAAGGTCGGCGACACCGAATGGATCAAGCCGCCCGGTAGCCCCATGGTCATCGCAGACAATCGCCTTGGGCAGGTGCGGCACGGGTTGCGGTGGACTGGGCACCAGCAAGTCCGCCCGACGAGCGACATCACGGTGGGCTCGTGGACGACCTCCCCGCTGTGGTCGAAGCTCGACGAGCAGGTGGCGTCCGACGCGGACTTCATCCAGTCCGGGCTCGACCCGGCGAACCAGATGTGCGAGGTGCGATGCGGGAGTCTCAGCGACCCCGCATGCACCAAGGAGCACCTGGTGCGCTATCGGATCGGGAAGGACACCACGGGCGGTAAGGTGATTGACTTCACGGTGGCGCTCTACCAGAGCACGACGAGCATCGCGACCTGGACCCACAGCAACGTCGATGTCTTCGCGACCTATACGCAAACCTTGACCGAGGCCCAGGCCAAAGCGATCACCGACTACACCAACCTGCGGCTCCGCTTCACCGCGAACGTGGGGTCGGGTACTGGGTCGCGGCGCGGGGTCGTGTCCTGGGCAGAACTCGACTTCCCGCGCCCGGCCGCAACCTACGAGGTTCGACTGACGCGCGACACCCAGGATTACTCCACCGCTGACGTAAAAGACGATTCGACCTGGACCGCGCTGCGCACGATCCGCAAGACGGCCCCCATCACCAAGAGCGGCCTGTGCATGGTCGCCCTGCGCATCAAGGCGACCGACCAGTTGAACGGGGTGGTGGACCGCTTCAACTGCCTGGCGCAAGCGATCCTGCCTGACTGGGACAACGGCTCGCAGCAGTGGGTGACGCGGGCGACCTCGAACCCGGCGGCGGCCTACCGCGCAGCGCTCCAGGGCAAGGGCAACGCGCGGCCCGTGGCGGACGCGCGGATTCACCTGGCCAGCCTCCAGCAGTGGGCGGTCGACGCGGCGGCGGCGGGCATGCAGTACAACCAGGTGGTGGACTTCCGCCACACCGTGTTCGAGCAGTTGCGGGATATTTCCGCCAACTGCCGGGCCGCCTTCACCATGATCGACGGGAAGTTTGGGGTGATCCAGGACAAGGCGCAATCGAGCCCGGTCCAGCACTTCACGCCCAAGAACACGATCAACTTCCACGGGCGCAAGTCGTTCCTGGACATGCCGCATGCCCTCAAGGTGCGGTTCATCAACCCCAACGCGGACTGGCAGTGGGACGAGCGCATCGTCTACGACGACGGCTACGACGCGGGCACGGCGAGCAAGTACGAGGTGGTGGAGACCCTCGGCGTCACGAGCGCGGACCAGGCGTGGCGCATCGGGCGCTACCACCTCGCGGCGCTCCGGTTGCGCCCGGAGATGTACGAGTTCAGCGTGGACGTCGAGAACCTGATCTGCACGCGCGGTGACCGCTGCCAACTCAACCACGACGTGCTCCTCGTCGGGCTGGCGGCCGGGCGCATCGTCTCCGTGCAGACGAGTGGCTCCACCTGCACCGGCATCACGCTCGACGAGGCGTGCCCGATGCAAGCCGGGCCGAGTTATGGCGTCCGCATGCGCTACGCCGACGGCAGCAGCGTAGTCAAGAGCATCGTGGCGAACCCCGGCGAGCAAACGGTCCTGACGTTCGTGGCGCCGTTTGCGGCCCCGTACCCGGCGGTCGGCGACCTGGTCCTGTTCGGTGAGGCGGGGCTGGAAAGCATCCCCGTCATCATCAAGGAGATTCGCCACGACCGGGACTTCCTGGCTCGGGTCATCGCGCTGCCCTACGACGAGGCGATCTACAACGCCGACCAGGGCACCATCCCACCCTTCAATAGCAACATCACGCTGCCCCCCAAGCTGAACCAGAACCCGCCGCTCCCGGTCATCGAGGGGGTGACCTCCGACGAGACCGTGATGGTGCGAGACCTCGATGGGTCGCTCGCGGCGCAGATTCTGCTCTCGGTCCGTTACACGCCCACCTCGGCGGTGCTGGCCGATTGGGTGGAAGTGCAATACCGCTACTCCGACTCGACGTCGGGCTACATCGCCCTGCCGAACATCACTCGGCTCGCGACGAGCATTTTCATCCGCCCGGTGCAAGAAGGCCAGGCCTATGACATGCGGGTCCGCACGGTCAGCGGGGGCGGCGCCGTCTCGGACTGGGCAACGGCCCTCAATCACACCGTCATTGGGAAGACCTCACTCCCGTCCGCACCGACCGGACTCACGCTCAGCCTGGCGGGCGTGCTCTCGTGGACCCTCAGCCCCGCGCCCATTGACTTGGCCGGGTTCATCATCAAGCGCATCCCGGGGGCGAATGCCATCTGGGATCAGGGACTGA